ATAAACATAAGAAACGTAGCTACAAAAGATATAGAGGTCAAGGTAGATGAGTATAGAAAAAGAATTATTAATTGATTACAAAACTAAATTAAATAAAGCAGTTGACTTACTTAGTGAGATGGTTTGTCAAGCAGATGAAGATACTCCAGGCGAGTATAGGACAAAGCATTTTAGACAACAAATGGACGAGTGTATTGATTTTATAAATGACTATAGAAAGAATGACGAAGTGAGGGTAAGATGAAAAAATTAATAACGACCAGTAAGAGATTAGAGAAAGCAAAGAACTGGAGCATGGAAGAATTAGAAAAAGAAAATAACTTTTTGTATGTAGGCGATGTAGTAATGTGGGCTGGAGCATGGGGACATGAACCATATAAGAAAGCTAAAGTAGAACAGATTACTGTAGTTGAACCTGGAACAAAATACGGAGACGATGTAGAAACTTTACATTGGAACTTTGTTAGAGATAGAGATTGTATTATAGGCCTGGACAATACCCATTGGTGTTGGGGCTTTCAAGTAAAGAAGGTGCAAGATGGAGAATGAAATATTAAATAATATCATTGGCTTTCTATTGTTGATTGGAGCAGGCTGGTTTGCCTGGGAAACTACAATGGCAGTAGATGAAATGAAACGTAAAAGGAGAAGAAAATGAATATTTTTAAACAATATGCTGTGGCATTAGTTGCAGTATTGCTACTAGTTGGATTGAGTTTTGGCCTGATAGTTAGTTTTAATCTAATTGTAGAGGACAGAAAGTACTTAGAGAATGAGTTGAATATGTTAGATGAGAAATATAATCAGCTACAACAAGAAGTTACAGAGATAGAAACCTCTAGGCAAAAAATGGTATTACTTATGCAGGTCTATCGAGATGGTATAAATATACTTAATGAAAGAATAACTACAAATGAAAGCGAGATAGAAGACAATTACGACAGGTTAGTTGCAGTTGATAACTGGATAAAAGATGAAATAGTATTAGCTGAACAAATAGCCAGGTCAGTTGTAGTCAATGAAGTTATAGAAGAAGAAGAAATTATAGAGGAAGGTACGGAGGAGAAGATAGAGGAGCTGGTGGAAGACCCCCCAATTATACCATCAGCTCCAGACGTACCAGAAATAGTGGAAGAAGAGACACCTGTTGTTTACGCATGCCCTAATAGGGACAGAAGTGTAGAACTTAACAGGTATATACGTAGACTAGAATTTGAGAAGTCAACAAGTGTTGTATTAAACTATGATGTTATTGAAGGACAGATAGTAAACAGGGTATTCACTAATGGAACAGGAGATACAAGTAGAAGATTATATGATGCATTAGAAAGGTATTTGATTGATAGTGCTATAATCATAGAGCCTGAAGGAAGAGATTGTAGACTTCCTTTTAGGATTAATGTAGAATAATTTTAAAGGAAGGTAAGTATGACAGAAAAAAAGCGAGTTAGTCATTTAAACACCCTTACTCCAGTAGGTTTGAACCCTACTGAAAGAGGCTTACCATCTGGAGGGAAAGCTGAAAAAAGCTTTGAGGTACTTCAAGAGGTTGTGGAAGGTACTAAGAAAAATAATCCACGTATAAGTGCAAGCTCAGATAACCAGGTAAATCAGTTGCGAACCTATCCTGGGATGCCTCACCCTCACTTTATTGAAGATGACGACAGATGTATATGTGGTCGTCTGTTAGAAGAAAACTATTGGAAAGACGTAGAGGATAACTGTTACGTCCACATGACCCAAGGATATTAGATGGCTCAAGATAAGGCTGTATTAATATCAAGAGAAATGACTTATGAACAATACAGAAAGTTTTGTAATACAGAACATGGTATTAACAGTTACATGGTGGAGTATCTTCAAGGAGATAAAGCACATAAAAATACATTTAAAGTTTCTGTCTTCAAGGAAGACGAAAACAAGTTTAACGATTTAATACTTGCGTTAAATTTGTAGTTATGTTTTAATCAAGTATATATTAAGGAGAAAAAATATGGCAGTTGTAAGTGGTAAAGCTTATTGGGCTAGTATAACAAGTCCGAACACAACGTTTGAACCTGTCTATACAGTAGACCTAGTTGTTGATAATGAAATTGCAGATGATTTCCAAGCACGTGGTTTTAAAGTTAAGGAACTAACTGTGAATGAAGAGGTTGTTGGTAGAGCAATTACAATCAAAAGAAAAGTAAATGGTGCTGAAGGCCGTACAAGACCAGCCCCTAAACTATTTGACAAAGACAAAGTACCTATGGACGAAGTTGTAGGTAACGGAAGCGATGTCAAAGTACAGTATGCTGAGTGGGAAACTACTAACAAGTACGGAGACTTTAAAGGTTTAGACCTACAGGCCGTACAGGTTGTAGACCTGGTACAATATCGAAGTGGAGACGGAGATGAGCTAGGTTCAGTAGAAGGTGGCGAGGAGTTTTAATGTTAGTTAAAATCGAAACCAAAGAAGGTACTACACAGCACGATACTAATGCTATCAAGAATGCAGATGCAAGACTGAGTGCAGAAGTATTAGTACGAAAAGTTTCTACACTAGAAATTTTGAGAGAAGCATTACAAATAGCTAATGTTGTACATCGTAAATCTTTAGAGGACATATGTGCATCTGCACCTGAGAGCTTAATAGAAGCTTCAGAACAATCTGAAGAAGAATAATAGATATGGTTGGCTACTCCACAAAAGTAGCACGGTGTTGGGGTAAGTTATATCGTAGTGTATATTTGTTCTCCATCTCTTGTCTCAACACCAATTTGGAGACGGAATGAAAGAACAAAGTAAATTTGAAAAGTACCATCTACCCTGCCCTGATTGTGGAAGCTCAGATGCAGTATCAGTTAATAAAGATGGCTCAGCAAAATGTTTTAGTTGCGACAAATTTTTCCCTAAGTTTGATACAGATACAGATGAGTTTTATACACCAGAACCAAAAACGTCCCCTTTATTAAACGTACACGGTAGCTCTTATGGCTCAATAAAAGACAGAGCTATAAGCTCAGAGACAGCCAAGAAGTACGGAGTAAAAGTTGTATATGATAGTAATGGAGAGATAGCTCAACATGTTTACCCTTATTATATAAAGCATGAGCTAACTGCTAATAAGATAAGATATACCAGAGATAAAATATTCAAATGCCAAGGCCAGATACAAGAGACTGGGTTATTTGGCCAGCATCTGTTTAAGGAAGGTGGTAAATTTTTAACCATTACTGAAGGGGAAGTTGATGCCATGTCTGCTTATGAACTAATGGGTTCTAAGTGGGCATGTGTATCTATAAAGCGAGGAGCATCATCAGCAGTCAAAGATATTAAAGAGAACTTAGAATATGTAGAGAGCTTTAATAATATTGTTATTTGTTTTGATGGAGATACGGCTGGAGTAAAAGCATCTAAACAAGTAGCTTCTATTTTAAAACCAGGTAAGGCCAAGATAATGACCCTACCAAATGGATTTAAAGATGCTAACGATATGCTCAAGCAGAAAAAGTTTGAACAGTTTGTAAGGTCTTGGTGGGATGCACAGGTCTTTACTCCATCTGGTATCATTAGAGTAAGAGATAAGAAAGAACAATTCTTTCAAAGAGAAAAGAAAGAATGTGTACCTTATCCTTGGCAAGGACTTAATAATAAATTGTATGGTCTAAGACAAGGAGAACTTCTTACTCTTACAGGAGGCACAGGATTAGGTAAGTCATCTGTTACTAGAGAGTTAGAGCATTGGCTGATAAGACAGACAACAGACAACGTAGGTATTATAGCTCTTGAGGAAGACTGGAGAAGAACAGTAGATGGTGTATTATCCATAGAGGCAAATGCCAGGATTTATATAGACCAGATAAGAGATAAGTTTGATAGAAAAACATTGGAGGAAATGTATGATAGAACTTTTGACACGGATAGAGTATTTGTCCATGCTCACTTTGGGTCTAATGATATTGAGTCTATATTTTCAAAACTTAGATATTTAATTATAGGTTGCGATTGTAAGTGGGTAGTTGTAGACCACCTTCATATGCTAGTTTCAGCAATAGGAGAAGGAGACGAGAGAAGAGGTATAGATAATATTATGACTAGACTTAGAAGCATGGTTGAAGAAACAGGTGCTGGCATTATTTTAGTATCACACTTGAGAAGAGTAGACGGAAACAAAGGACATGAAAACGGTATTGAAGTTTCCCTATCTCACTTGAGAGGTTCTAATAGTATTGCTCAGTTATCTGATTGTGTTATTGCCCTGGAGAGAAATCAACAAAGTGATGATGAATTAGTTTCCAGGACAACAAAACTTAGAATACTTAAGTCAAGATATACAGGGGACGTAGGTTTAGCTACAAATCTTATATACGATGTGGAAACTGGACGGCTTTCAGAACAAGACTTATCAGATTTAGAGCCAGGTAATGAGGAGTTATTATTGTGAAATTAGTTTTTGATATTGAGACTGATGACCTCAAGGCTACTAAGATATGGTGTATAGTAGCAATAGATGAAGACCACACCATCCACACTTTCCCTCCAGATAAAATAGAACAAGGTATAGAATTTTTAAAAACTGCACACACTTTAATAGGCCACAATATACTTGGCTTTGATATACCTGTAATTAAACAATTATATGGTGTTGATTTATATGACAAAAAGATAATAGATACTTTGGTAGTGTCCAGGCTAATCAATCCTAATAAAGAAAAAGGACACAGCCTAAAGAACTGGGGATTTTTACTTGGACAAAACAAAGGAGACCCACCTTCAGATTTTACTGAGTATAGTCAAGAAATGTTAGACTATTGTATTAAAGATGTAGAGTTAAATAAAAAACTTTATAATCATTTACAACAACACGTCAAAGGATTTTCTCAAGAGTCTTTAGATTTAGAACATTCTGTTTTTAAAATTATAGCCAAGCAACGTAAAGACGGCTTCAAGTTCGATATGTTTATGGCGATGGCTTTATTAAGTACATTAGTTGAAAGACGGAAAGAAGTTGAAGAAGAAGTACATGAAACATTTAAACCTAAATGGGTAGATGTAAAAGAGATTGTCCCACGTTTAAAAAAAGATGGAACATTATCTAAACAAGGACTGACTGAGCATGAGTACAATAATTTATTAGAAAAGTTTAAAAATGTACCCATGCCAAAGGACTATAAATTTATAAGAAAACAATTAGTAGAATTTAATTTAGGAAGTAGAAAACAAATTGGAGAATACTTAATTGACTTTGGTTGGAAGCCTGAAAGATTTACACCTACAGGCCAGCCAATAGTTGATGAAAAGACTTTAAAAAAAATAGACCATATCCACGAAGCTAACTTAATAGCTGAGTTTCTTTTATTACAAAAACGTATAGCACAAATCCAGTCATGGGTAGATGCTGTTGAAGATGATGGAAGAGTTCACGGTGGAGTTGTATCTAATGGTGCTATTACTGGACGAATGACACACAACAGTCCTAATATGGCACAAGTCCCAAGCATACATAATGTTTACGGCAAAGCATGTCGTGAATGTTGGACGGTAGAGGACGGTAATAGACTTGTAGGTATAGATGCAAGTCAATTAGAATTAAGAATATTAGCACACTATATGGCAGACCAGGAGTACATCAATGAAATATTACATGGAGACATTCACAAAACTAACCAAGACCTTGCTGGACTTGAATCAAGAGACCAGGCAAAAACTTTCATATATGCCCTCATATACGGAGCAGGAGATGAAAAGATTGGAAAAATCATTGGAGGAACTAGAGAGCAAGGCAAAAGAATGCGAGAGTCTTTTCTCAATAGTCTTCCATCATTTAACAATCTTAAAAGAAGAGTTGAATCAGCAACAAGGAAAGGGTTCTTAAAAGGATTGGATGGCAGGAAAATAAAATTACGTCATAAACATGCTGCTTTAAATACATTATTACAATGTGGAGGAGCAGTAGTTATGAAGAGAGCTTTAGTTGAGTTAGTTAGTTTATTAGACTTAAATACTATACAGTATAAAATAGTGGCTAACGTACATGACGAATGGCAGATAGAAACCTTAGAAAAGACAGCAGATTTTGTAGGGGAGATGGGGGTTAAAGCAATAAAAAGTACTGCTGATTATTATGATATGCGATGTCCATTGGACGGAGAGTATAAAGTAGGAGGGAACTGGAGTGAAACCCATTAAAGACGACAGAAAGAAATATGACTTAGATTTACAATACGGAGAGATTAGAGAGGACAAAATCAGAGACATGTTAGAAAATAAAAAAATAGAAGTTAAATCTGAACGTGGACGTTGGATGGAGACAGGAAACATTTGTATTGAGTATGAATGTTGGGGTAAACCTTCAGGAATACGAGCAACGGAATCAGATTATTGGTTTCATAATTTATGTGTAGGAGATAAAGAATTTTGTACTATTGTTTTTGATACCAACATGTTAAAGTTAATTGTAAATGAATTAGACAGCTTCAAGACTGTCGCAGGGGGAGACCACAATGCAAGTAGAATGTATTTAGTCAGTCTTCAAAAGTTATTTTCTGGAGATGTTATCAAAGCATTCAAGGAAGAATTAGAAAAGGAACAAAAAAATGTCAACAAAAAATGAAGAGTCTATCGACAAATCCAAATCCCAAGTGTATAATAATAAGTTCACGTCAGAAGCTGGACATTGGTATGATAGAGAGGGTTCGCCAGCTTACACCATCATAGGTGTTAACGGCAAAGAAAGAAACACAACATTAAGAGATGCTAAGAAAGAAGGGCTAGTACCTTCTGTAACTACGGTTCTTAATATTGTAGCAAAACCTTCCTTAGAAAACTGGAAAATAAATAAAGCTCTTGAAGCTTCTATTCAATTAGAACAAGGAGAAGAAGAGTCTAATGAAGACTTTATTTATAGATGTAAGACTGCTCAAAGAGATATAGGTCAAACGGCAGCAGCCCAGGGTACTAAGATACATGCTCTTATTGAAAGAGGATTTGAAGGTAAATCAAATAATAAATCTTATAAAGCTGTACGAAAAATCCTGGACGAATATTATCCAGGAGAAGAATGGATAGCAGAGGATTCTTTTTGCTCTGAGTTAGGCTATGGTGGTAAGATAGATTTATATTCTAAGTCAGGTATCTTTGTAGACTTTAAGACTAAAGATGGATTAGAAGGTAAAGACCCAGAACGTTTAGTTTTTGATGAGCATGGAATGCAGTTGTCTGCATATGCACAAGGCTGTGGCTTTGATAAACCTCAACGTGTATCTATTTTTGTTGACAGACAACAGACAGGTTTAGCACTAGGACATATATGGGAGGAAGAGTCTCATATCAAACATATAGAAATGTTTAACAGTCTTTTAACTTATTGGAAATTAGTAAAGAACTATGACTCTTCAGTAATATGAATGCAAAAACAGTTAAACAATTAAGAAAGAAAAGCTATCAGTTATTATATGACTGGATAAGATTTGAATGTTTATCTGAAGAAGAACGAAACACTATGAAGCCTATAGTTGATAATGAAGTTAAGAAAGATATGATGACTATGATACCAAAACAAACTCATTACTTTCATCAAAAGACAATGCATTTATCAGTTTGGACTTTGAAATGGGTTCAGAAAAAACTTAAGGTATTAGTTAAGGAAGGCCATAGGTTAGAAGATATAGACTATACTATGCTTTTAGAAAAACAAAAACCCACATCAGGTTCTGGTGTTAATACAGGAATACAATTCTAATGGATAGTAAATTTGATGAGCTACAAATAATAGAAGATGTAGAAGACTACATTATTGATACATATAAACAACACTATGCAGGTAAATATCAGGCAACAGATATGATTATTGATGCTGGCCACGGTGAAGGTTTTTGTATTGGTAATATAATGAAGTATGCCATGCGATGTGGTAAGAAAGATGAGAAAGAAAAAGAGCTATTAAAGATAATACACTACGCAATAATAGCGATATATATACAAAGGAAGGAGAATGATAGAAGATAAAGTTGGAAAGAAACCCTATCTGGGTATAGTAATAGACTATGATAAAGAAAAAGAGTTTGATAAATTTAGTTTAGATACTTTAAAAGATAGATATTTATGGGATAATGAAACACATGCACAAGAAGCATTCGCAAGAGCCTCCGTCTTCGGAGCAACATACAAAGGTGAAACAGATTTTGAGTTGGCTCAAAGACTTTACACTTATAGTTCCTCTCGTTGGTTCATGTTCAGCACTCCTATTCTTAGTAACGGGGGAACGACACGTGGGCTTCCTATCAGTTGTTTTCTTAATTATGTACCTGATAGTAGGGATGGTTTGTCTGCTCATTATGATGAGAATATTTGGCTCGCAAGTTCAGGTGGAGGGATTGGTGGATATTGGGGGGATGTTAGGAGTAACGGCATATCTACTACTCATGGCTCTCGTTCTACTGGAAGTATTCCCTTCATCCATGTAGTAGACTCACAAATGCTTGCCTTTAATCAAGGCACTACAAGACGTGGAAGTTATGCTGCTTATATGGATATATCCCATCCTGAGATAGAAGAGTTTATAAACATAAGAAAAGAAAGTGGTGGAGATATAAATAGAAAATCTCTTAACTTACATAACGGAGTAAACTTAACAAACGATTATCTCAATGCTGTAAAGAATGACGATGACTGGAGATTAATAGACCCTAAAACAAAAGAAGCAGTTAAGACTATAAAGGCCAGAGACTTATGGTGGCAAATGTTAAATGCCAGGGCTGAGACAGGAGAGCCTTACATGATTAATATAGATACATGTAATGACAATATGCCTGAAGCTCAAAAAGAATTAGGATTAAAAATAAATCAGAGTAATTTATGTTCAGAGATTACTCTACCAACAGATGAAGAAAGGACAGCAGTATGTTGTTTATCAAGTGTTAATTTAGAATACTTTGATGAATGGTCTCAAGATTCTTTTTTTATTCCAGATTTAATAACAATGTTAGATAATGTTATTGAACACTATATAGAGAATGCTATCGACACAACAAATTTAGGAGGTTATGTTGCAAATTTTAAACGTTTTAAAAAATATATCAAAGAAGGGAAAGAAGGTTTTCTTAAATCTGCTTACTCTGCTTACAGAGAACGGTCTCTGGGCTTGGGAGCAATGGGTTTCCATGCTTATCTCCAGTCAAAAAACATTTATTTTGAAAGTATCTTCGCTACAGGATTCAATCATAAAGCCTTTAACCACATT